GCTCGCTGCTCGAGGCCCTACGGCATCCAGTCTCCGCTAGGGCCTCGGGCAGCACCCACTCCGAAAGGCTTCCCCGATGAATCTTTGGGAAAAGCAGGCACCGTCACGAGTGCAAAAACCAGCCGCCGAGGCCGCGCCGGCACCAGCCGAAAAGCCAGCCAAGAAAGCAGCGAAGAAAGTCGCCAAATAGCCAATGGCCTACACGACGCTCGCAATCCTTAAGGACTACCTCGCGATCCCGTACGGGACCACGTCGGAAGATACGCCTCTCACGGCAGCTATAAACGCCGCCCAGGAGCTCGTCGACGGGTACTGCAACGAGACTTTCGAGACGGTTAGCGAGGCGCGTGTGTTCTCAGCCGGCGACCCTGACCTGCTGCTCGTAGATCGGTTCAACACGACCGCCGGCCTGATCGTCAAAACGGACACGTCGAACGACGGCACCTATGACACGACGTTGACAATCACGGTCGATTTCGTGGTGCAACCGTTCAACCTGCCGCCATACAACGCTCTGTTGAACGTTGGCGGCGACTGGCCGAGGTACTCGTCGCAGCGCCCAGCAATCCAGGTGACAGCGGCGTGGGGCGACCAGATCAGCACCGGCGTGCCCTACGGCATCCAGCAGGCTTCGCTGATCCTCGCCGCCCGCCTGTACCAGCGCAAAGCGTCGCCCCTCGGCATCGTCACCGGTTTCTCCGATTACGGCATCGCCCGCATTTCACGAACCGACCCCGACGTGGCAGCCCTGCTACAGCCTCACAAACGCATCGGCGTCGCATAGTGGCGAACTACGCAGCGATCCGTGCCGGGCTGGCGACACGCCTCGAGGCCGTCACCGCTACACCCTTCCTCACCGTCTACGACACGGTGCCCGGTTCGGTTACGGTCCCGTCGGCTGTTGTCGTACCGGCCCGCCCGATCGCCACCTATCACGAATCAATGACGGGCACCGCCGGCAGCCTCACAGCGTTCCGGTTTGAGATCGTCGTCATGTTGCAGAACATGGCCGAGGAATACTCCCAAAACGCCCTAGACGCCCTCATTTCGGGCACCGGGTCCGTACCGGCAGCGATCGAAGCCGACCCAACCCTCGACGGGTCAGCGCTCACGTCGCAGGTCACACAGGCAACCGACTACGGAATAGTAGAGTGGGCAGACAGCGCCTACGTCGGCGCACGCTTTCTCGTGGAGGTACACGCCAGATGACCAAATACACCGTCACCTCTCACCGCCTCGCCGGCCACGAGCTCGGCGACACGGTCACCGATGACGACCTCAAGGGCGCAAACGTGCCCGCACTAATCGCCGGCGGCCATCTGACCGCAGACGAACCTAAGAAAAGCCGAAAGTCGGCACCAGAAGAAAGTGAGGCCGACTAAATGGCCGTGTTCAACCAAAACGACGTCCAGGTCACCGTCAACGCGGTCGACCTCACTGACCACGTCACCAGCGTCACGTTTACCACCAGCGCCGCCGAGCTCGATACAACGGCAATGGGCGACTCAAATATTACCCGCATCGGCGGTTTGCAGGATGGCAGCGTCAGCATCGAGTTTTTGCAGGATTTCGCTGCTTCTGAGGTGTACGCCACGATCGACGCGCTGCTCGGCACGACGACCACTGTCGAAGTCACGCCAACCTCAGGCGCATTGTCAGCAGAAAACCCGAAGAAGTCTGTTTCGTGCCTCGTCACCGAAACGCCGTTTATTGACGGCGGCGTCGCTGACCTCGCAACGATCTCGGTGACCTGGCCGATGAGCGGACCGGTAACGACCACTATCGCATAGCAGAAAGTGAGCACTCATGCTCGACGTGTCGATAACGACAAGACTGGAAGGCGAGGATGAGGCCATCCGCAGTAACCCAAACATGGGGACCCTGTTGCAGATGGAGCTCTATTTCAAGCTCGACAGCGGCATTGAAGCGTTGCAACGAATGAAAGTCGAACATCTGACGTGGCTGGCGTGGCAATGCCGGCGACGTGAGGGTATGACCGTTCCAACGTTCAGCAAGTTCTGCGATCAGCTTGTTGACATGGACTTCGAGACTGACAACGATCGCCCTTTAGCCGACGAGGGGCCGCCTACCAGCTAGCAGCGTTAGCCCTCGCCACGGGGCAACCGATCAGCGAGCTTGAGGCAGCCTCTCCGAAGGTCATACGGGCACTTCGGGCCATACTGGCCGAACAACAACGAGAGCGTGAGAAAGCCTCTAGGAGGCGCTGATGGCACAGCCAGCGATAAGAGTAGAGGGCGCACGCGAGACGAGGCGCGCGTTTCGCGAGATCGGCGACGATATGAGCGACTTGAAAGGCCTCCACAAACGCCTAGCCGACGACGTCGCTGGCACAGCCAAAACGAAAGTGCCAGTGCGGTCGGGTCGCCTCCAGCGATCTATTCGTGGATCAGGCACCAAAACCGCTGCGCGTGTACGTGCCGGCAACAACCGGAAAAGCGGCCCGACCTCGGTGCCATACGCTGGCCCGACCCATTTTGGCTGGGGCGCTCGAGGCATACGCCCGCAGCCTTTCATGTACGAAGCGCTCGACGATCGCCGCCAAGAAGTCGTCGACACGTACAACCGCGAAGTCCGAGAGATCATCCGGAAGGCGTTCTAGGATTACGTCATGGCTGCTGGAACTAGCGTTATCAACGTCGCGATTCTGGGCGACTCTCGCAAGTTCAAGAAAGCCGTCGGCGAAGCCAACGACAAGCTCGGCACGCTCAGCAGCAAAATAGGCACCGTTTCGACCAACGTCATAAAAGGCTTCGGTCTCATGGCGGGCGCTGCTGGCGGTCTCGCTGTTGTCGGCGGCAAACAGCTTTTCGATTTAGGCGAAGAACTGCTGGGACTTGACCAGAAGATCGGCACCGTGTTCTCGGGCCAGTCGCTCGAGCAGGTAACCGGCTGGGCCGACGAGGTAGCCGCCCGCATGGGCCTGACATCGACCCAAGCGGCCGGGCTTGCAGCGAACGCCGGCGACCTGCTGAAACCGATGGGTTTCACAGCCGATGAAGCCGCCAACATTGCCACCGAAGTCGTTGGGCTGTCGGGCGCATTGTCCGAATGGTCAGGCGGCCAGCGATCCGTTGAAGAAACCGCCGAAATCTTGCAGAAAGCGCTGCTCGGCGAACGCGACAGCCTCAAAACGCTTGGCATTTCGATCAATCAAGCCGAAGTCGACCAGCGTGCAATGAACATTGCGCAAGCCGACGGGCGCGACGCCATCACAGCGATGGACAAAGCCCTCGCCACCCAGCAGCTCATTCTTGAGAAATCAACCGACGCTCAAGCGGCCTACGCCGAGGGCGGCAACGACCTCACCGCAGCACAAAACAAGCTCAAAGCAGCAGTCGGCGAAGTCAAAGAAACGATGGCCCGCAAACTGCTGCCCGTGTTCGCTCGAGGCGCAGAAATCGCTGTCGAGCTGATCAACGTGTTCAACGAACGCGGCCTGGGCGGCGTCATCCGCAGCTTGGCTGACCGTTTCAAGGAAGCGTGGCCGCAAATCAAAGAACAGCTCGAAACGTGGGGCCGTGCCTTCGTCGAATGGATCAAAGACGTCGGGCCCAAGTTTCTCGTAGCGTTCGGCGAGTTTCTGGTTTCGTTCAACCGATGGTGGTACGGCACCGCAGTACCAAGAATTCTTGAGCAGCTCGCAGAATGGACCCGAGCCTTTCTTGACTGGGCCAAAGAAGTCGTGCCGCCGCTTATCAGCCGGCTCGGTGACCTAATCGCACAGTTTGCGAACTGGTTCTCAGAAGAGGGCCTAAACATGATCGTCACCAAACTTGCCGAATGGGCGGCAGCGTTTCTTGAGTGGATCGGGCCACTAATCCCGCCGGCGCTACGCGAGCTCGGCAAACTAGTCGCCTCGATCGCTGAATGGATGATAAACACGGGCCTCCCAAACCTGATCGACAACCTGCTCGAATGGACCGGCGCTTTCGTAAATTGGGTCGTTGACGTAGCGCCCGACCTGCTAAAGGCCCTCGGCACTCTCGTCGGCGACATCGGCCGATGGATCGTCACCGACGGACTAGACCTGCTGTTTGACCTCGGCAAAGAGCTCGGCAGCGGCCTCATCGACGGGCTTATCGACGCGCTCGGTGCAACGATCAGCGGCCTCGGGACAGTCGCCAAAGGCGTGGTCAACGCCATCATCGGCCTCATCAACACTCAAGTCATCGACAGAATAAACAACCTGCTCGAGTTTGAGATCGCAGGCTTTACAGTCAACCCGCCCGACATTGGACACATCACGGAACTGGCCGAGGGCGGTATTGTGACCAGCCCGACACTTGCGCTGATCGGCGAAGCCGGCCCCGAAGCGGTCGTTCCGTTGGATCGTGCCGGCAGTATGGGCGGCGGCATGAACGTAACCGTAAACATGCCGCCAGGGGCCGACGGTGCCGACGTCGTCGCAGCCTTGCAACGCTACGCACGAGCTCACGGCGGTTCGGTCCCGATCCTTACCGGGCAGCTCTGATGGCGTCGTGGGCTTGGGCGATTGACTTTCAACCGGTCGACAACGACGGCGGCCCAAACCCGGCTGCTGTGCCGATCGGTGACGTGCTCGGCGCTTCGGTCAGCTACGGCAAACGAGGCGACGCCCTGACGTATTCGGGCGGCACGATGACGCTTGAGCTCGACAACACGACCAGCGCGTACACGCCCGACGCCGGCGGCACTTACTCAAACGCACGGTTTCTCGGTGTTGAGGTCAAGCTTTACGCGAACGTGACTGGCGCAGGCGCACCTACTTGGACTTACGGCCCGCCCGCAGCGTTTACCGGCGTCGTTGCCGATATTCAGTACACGTTCAGCGACACCTATGAGGCCACTGTGACAGTGACAGTCGTAGACGCCCTCACGATGCTTGGCACGTTGGCGTTTCAGTCTGGGCTGTCGGTGTCGTCAGACACGACCGAAGCCGAGCTCGACGCCGTACTGACGGCTGCGACGACGATCAGCGCCCAGATAGACCAAAACGCCGTTGTCAACCCGTCAGGCGATGCTGGCGACACGCTCCAGGCCGTGACCAGCTACACAGGCACCGCTGGCGCGCTGCTCACGACGATCGAGCACAGCAACGGCGGCGACGTCTACGTCAGGCACGGGCTACCCGTAGACGGCACGACGCCGTACAACTCGGTCACGTTCCGCTCGAGAGGTCAGGTTCCGATCAGCGAAGCCGTCACCGGCGTCAACGAACTTACCGCGCTGAACTTGTGGGATGCACGCCTCGCGACCTCAGGCACCGAGCCGCACTATTTCCAAACGGTCGATTTCGCCACGGGCACAACCTCAAGTTATTCGCAAGCGGCGTTTACGTCGGTCGGCGGCACCGAACAAACCGCCGCTGCCAATATCGCAGCGTTCGGTGCTCGCAACATTTCGCGCAGCGGGCTGCTGTGCACGACTGACGCCCGCACCCTGTCCGTCGCCGAGTCGTTCTTGAACCAGTACGGCACCGATGGCGTACCGCCGCTAAACGTCCGCAACATCGGCATGCAGCCGATCGTCGAGGGCGACAACGACGGCTGGCAACTTGTCAAATACAGCGTCGGCGACAGTTGCACGCTCAGTTTGCGGCCCGAGGGCTCCACAGCCACGCTCAAGTTCGACGGCGTCGTTTCGGGCATCGGCTGGCAAATCTCACCAAACTCGTCGAAGTTGTCAGTGCAGCTCGAGGACGGCGTGCAAACCGTGTCGTTCATTCTCAACAGCGCAACGTTCGGAGTGCTCGACCAGAACAGACTAGGATATTAGGGCTATGGGTTCCGGTTTTAAGACGTTCACTTCTGGAAGTGTGCTTTCTGCTGCCGACGTGCAGGGCTACCTTCAGGACCAGGCCGTCATGTATTTCGCGAACGCTACGGCACGCGACGCTGCGGTGACGTCACCGACCGAGGGCATGGCCTGCTACTTGGCCGACACGAACTATTTGCAGCTTTATGACGGCAGCGCTTGGCAGAACGTCATTTCGACCTCAGGTATCCCAGCCGGCGGCGGGCAGAAACAGCTCGTCACGTTCACCAGTTCGGGCACGTTCACGAAAGCCAGTTACTCGAGCTATTCGCAGGCCGAGATTACGGTTGTGGGCGGCGGCGGCGCAGGCGGCGGCGCATCCGGCATCACCTCCGAGGATTTGTCAATGGGTTCTGGTGGCGGCGCAGGCGGCACAGCCGTCGTTGTCGTGGCGTTGTCAGCCCTGGGCGCATCTGAAACAGTAACTGTCGGTGCGGGTGGCACCGGCGTAGCTGCGGATGACGGCGGCAATGGCGGCAGTACGTCGTTCGGGTCGCACGCAGTCGCCACCGGCGGCACTGGCGGCCAGCATCAGCCCTACAGCATTAGCAGGCGAGGTCAAGGCAAACCGGGCGGCACCGGCGGCATCGGCACCACCGGCACGCTGCTCATGCAAGGCGGCGCAGGCGGTATTTCCCAGCTCAACGACAACGACAACGGCTGGTCGGGCGGCGGCGGCCTGTCGTCGTTCGGCGGCAGCGGCTACTCCGCTGTCGTCCAAACCAGCGCTTTGAGCCACACCGGCGCTGATGGTCCCGTGCCGGGCGCAGGCGGCGACGGCTCCGCAGCCTGGGATCAGGCCGTTTCAACCGACCTTGCTGGCGGCGACGGTGCCGATGGCATCGTGGTCGTGAAATTGACGTAGGAGCTTGCAATGGCCGAACCGATTGACTTGACCTCAAGCTACGACGAACCACCAGTGAGCGACGCCGACTGGCAGAAACGAATGCGGTTTGCCCGCAATCTGCTGCTAAGCGACTGCGACTGGACGCACCTCACCGACGCTGTCGTCCCCGATCAGGCCGCTTGGGCGACCTACCGGCAAGCGCTGCGTGATGCGCCGGCATCGTGGACGCCCGGCCCAACGTGGACGC